ATGGCACCCCGACAGAATGAGCGCCGACTGCGAGCGGTCCCCCACCCTCTGCAAGACGATAAAAAATCCGCACCCTGTCCGTCTCGGATAGATAACCAAGGTCAACAAGAGGTTAATAGCTCCTTAACGGACGCTAATATTCCCGCCGTGCTGTCCCCCGTCAACGTCGCCGGAACCCACCACGCACACAACGTAGCCATGCTGCTCGTGCAAGAGTGGGAACTTTTCATGCTCGCCCGCAGGCTCTCGCAACGGACGATCACGGAAAGGATACGTGTCATCAAGTCATTCGCCAGCTCCATCGGGATCGAGCCAAGCCAAGCGAGCGCCCTAGACGTGGCACGGTGGCTCGCTCAGCAGTCCAGCCTCGGCCAATCCAGCCTTGCGACCTACTCCCAATACCTCAAAGCTTGGTTCAAATGGCTACAAGTCCATGAGCACCGGACAGACGACCCCATGGTGAAGGTCGGCACCGTGCGATACCCCGACCGCGCGCCCCGGCCCGTCTCGGACAGAGACTTGGCACGCCTCCTTGAGACCGTGAACCGCAAACGGACCCGGCTCATGGTGCTCCTGTACTGTCTCGCGGGCCTACGGGCCTTCGAGATCGCGAAACTGCGCGGCGAAGACATTGTGGACGGCGTTTTCGTCCGAGTCTTGGGCAAAGGCAACAAGGAACGCCTCGTCCCGTTGCACCCGATTTTGCAGGCAATCGCACCCACGATGCCCGAGCGCGGCTGGTGGTTCCCCCGTGATAGCCGCTGGCCCGGAATGCACATCAGCGGCAAATCGGTGTCTCAGACGATAAGCCTCACCATGCGCAGAGCCGGGGTCAGAGCCACGCCGCACCAGTTGCGGCACTGGCAAGGAACAACCCTCCTAGACGAAGGCGTTGACATACGGGTCGTGCAAGAGATCATGCGCCACGCCTCGATCTCGACAACGGCGCAATACACACAGGTGCCGACCCATAAAACTTCCGAGGCCGTGAGTCGGCTAAATCCGTTCAGAGGAGCAGAAACCAAGCTCACCGTGGCCTTAGCGGGCTGAACGGACACAGCCTTCGCGTTTTTGGAATCCCACCGGAATGCTACAGTCCACTCACAATCCCCTGTACAGGAATCGGAGCATCATGGGCCAACCCTTGAACGCGAGCCAAGAAACCATGCTCGCGCACGCCGAGCAGACAGAACAAATGGCGCTCATGCTCGACGGAACCATAGCGTTCGACCCCAGCGTCTTCCAGGGCATGATGACAACAGCCCTCGGCCCCATCGGAGCCCCGTTCATCGCGGCGTTCATGGCCGCGATCACCAACCAGCACATCAACGCACAAGAAGCCGCAGCGGCGTTGCACGCCCACGCCCAAGCCACCCGCGAATCCGCCCTCCAATACGAGACCACCGACGAACTGAACGCCGCAGAACTCGCCGCAGACAAAGACCTCGCTGAGGAACTGGGCGACCAACTCGACAGCGTGAAGAAAGAAGCGGACAAATTCGAGCCGTTCAAGCAAGACCCCGGCGAAATCCCGGATCGTGGATCACACCACGGCGTGGACCCGGACCAGTTCCAGCATGTGTACGGCAGGCTTCCGCAGAGCGACGCCGACTGGAAGATGGCCGCGATCATGGACACCCACAGCATGGTCGGACGCAACCACGGCGTGCCAGCCCGCGTCGACGTCGGCCGCATCAAGGCCGTCCCCGGCCAAGGAATCGTCCGGGTCGGCCTGTACATCCCCGCCACAGACGTGTTCAACATGCCCAACGACCTTGGGGACGCGCGCGGCCCGAAAGAACAATTCGACCCGCGCCAGACCCGAGTGTCCCTGTACATCGACTACGAGAACGGCGTCGTCGCCGCCAGACAAAACCCATCAGTCGATATCCAAGGAAAAACGGAAGTGCAAGACCCCGTTATTGACGTGCAGCAAACAACGGACGGACGTGTGCGCATCCACTACGACGCGACCAACCCATTGGCGCCCTTCTTCTCGCATGCTGCTGGCCTGTCGGTCAACGGCGAGATCACCTTGACACCGACAGCGAACGGGGTCCACATTGACGGGCAAGTGGGCGACTACCCTTCGATGGAGGTCTACCAAGACAGGAACGGCACGACAACGACCGCATACGCCTATCAGGCGACGGGAAGCGAGTTCGGCCCTATGGAAAATCTGCCGAAATCGCACCCTGTCGGCAATGGCCCGACGGGTTCCATACAGGAGTATCAACCCGGCTTGCAGTGGGATGGCCCCGGCATCCCGAGCAATCGACCGCAGGTTCCCGTTCCCGACGAGTCCATGACCCTCGCCCCAGAGGATGGGGACTCGCCGCCACAGCTCAACCCGGTAGCGCCGCAACAACCTCCAGCGATGAGGGGAGACATCTGATGCCATCCATAAAACTCCCCGCTGTGTCGTGGGCGGCTGCGACGTGGAGCGCGCCCGTGGCAGTATGCGCTTGCTTGACGGCGATAACCTTCCTGGTCAATTTGCAGCCGCCAGGGAGCAAGTCCCTAACATTCCCGCTCTTGTGCGGCATCGTCTCAACGCTGTCCCTGTTGTTGTGGGTCTTCGTTCGGACCCCTACCGCGCGCGGGGTGGCGTTGGGCATATTCGGGGTGCCCTTCGTGTTGGCCTGGTTCGTGTGGTTGACGCAATGAACCAGCGAGACCGCGAGAGCGACGACACAGCACCTGCCCAGCGGCTTCACGGCCCGGAAAGTTTCGCGGCCCTGGTCTTGACGTCCGCAGCGCTTATGGCGGTCGCCGCCCTGCATATGGCTTGGTACGTGCCAACAGTGCTGATTCTGTTTTTGTCGGGACTCGCTATGTCGCTCACAACCGGTAAGCAAAGAAAAATCGGTATGGGCATGTTGGCCGCGACAGTCTCCGCTTTGCTGCTCAGATATGTTTTTTGGCTGTTTCTCTACACGATCCCCGGAATGTTCCTCGCCCTCTTCTCCACCAAAGACGCGACACATATTCAGTGGTGAACTGATGCCGACTATAAGATTCCCCGCTGTGTCATGGAACGCCGCGACATGGAGCGCTCCTATCCTGACCGCAGTCTGCGAGATCCTGTACTCGCTGATCCGTTACTTCCTTCCGCATGAAGCGGCAAGCCAACGACCCGCGCTGATCATGACATGCTTGATCATGGCTTGCGCGGGGTTGCTGCTGCCCCTGATCAAGAGAACCCCTCTATGGCGTGGCGCGGCCATCGGATGCCTTATCGTGCCAGTCGCGCTTGCCGTGCTGAGAGAGAACGTGACATTTTGAACGACAAGACAAAAACCGAGAAGACACCACCAGCGGACAGCCCCATTAGCTTTTTCTGGTGCCTGCTCGCCAGCGGGACACTCATACTCCTGGGGTTCACCCTGGAATCAAAATTCGGGTTCATCCTCCTTGTCTCGCTCGGAGTCGGCGTCTATCTGTTCAGGGTCGATGAGCGATGGCGGAACGCCGGAAGAGGTGTCATAGCGGCTTCGCTGGCCGGTATGGTCTTCTACTTCGGCTGGCCGGTCTTCTACATCAGCATCCCCGCAGCGTTCTTATCAATCCTCCACCACTGAGACGAGAAGCGCCCTTGGCTGTTCAACATCACCGCATAGCGGCCACGGGAAAGCCCTTGGTGTGTGAGGGCCGCGCGCCCTATGGATGAGGGACGGGCGCGCGGCCGGATGAGAGTGTAGACGGTCTTAGTGTTTCTTGCGGTACGCGAGGGCGGTGGCGGTCAGGCGGGCGAGGGTGAACAGCAGCGCCCCGTAGAGGACTGTGCGGACGAGATCGCGGCCTGGGTAGTCCTGCTCGGTCCACACGCTGAGGGTGTTTTGCGCCAACACCGCCGACAGAGCGGCCAACACCCACAGCACGGCCCTCCCGGCGCGGTTCATGTATCCCCGGGCCTGCCGCCAGTACATGAGGCTGAAGAGCACCGACGCGAGGGCGGCTGCGGTCAAAAGCGCGTCGTCCACCCTGCCCCATCCCAGCCAGCGCCAAGACGCCGCCGCGACCGCTGCGGCCGACGCCGCGCCGACAGCTGATTCCCTGCTACGCATGCCGTCTCCTCATCGTCCGTTCCACGGCCGCGCCGAAACCGTTCTCCCGCCGTTGGCGGCGCGCGAGCGCGACCAGCGGCGCGGCCTCCTCGCGCAGCTTGTCCGCGCGGTCTTTCGCGTGCTGCGCCTCACGCACCCTGCGGTCCAAATCCTCGCCGTCGAACTCCACGGACTCGCGCAACTGCCACGGCCAACGCATCACACGCCCCCCGAGGTCTTCATCGCGGACACCAGATCCGTGGACAGGCGCGCTCCCTCCATCAGCTCCCGCACCGTCTCGTGCTGCTGCTCGATGGTCTCGGCCTGAATCGCGTTGGCCCGCTCAAGCCGCGCGATGTGCTCGCTGAGCATCTGCTCCATCCGCCGCACCTCCCGCAAGGGCAGCATGCGCCCGGTCATGATCAACACCACCATGACAGAGAGGAGCCCTGTCGGCCCGAGAGGCGCGATGTCCGCGAGGATCTGTTTGAGCATCACTCGCCCTGCGGCTTCGCCAAGCGCTCCAACTGTGCCAGCACGCCCTCAATGGTCATTGCGACGGTTTGCGCGGCGACCGCCATAGGGTCCGGTTGCGGCGCCTGGGCGCGGGGGTCCGGGAGCGGCCCGTCCGTGGAGATCTTCGCGTGCTCTGTAGCGACCGAACCCGCCCCGAGCCCCAAGAGGCTGACGACGGCGAATACCAGTTGGTCGAGGGCGTCGAGTTTCGTGTTCGGCAGCTCCCACCCGAACAAGGGCGCGATCACGAACAACGCGCCGACAGCGGCGCTCGCGAGTTTGAGCACCTGGTAGAGGGCGACGCGCCACTTGTAGGGGAGGGATATCACGTTCACTGGGTTGTTCCTTTCAGGAGAAGCGCCAAAGCGTCCGCCATGGCTTTGTTCGCTGTGCGCTGCTCCTCGCGCCACGAGGCGAGGAAGTCCACGACGGACTTGTTGTCGAGCTGCGGCCAACCGTGGAATCCCGGCCCGACGAGCTGGTCAAGCACCAACTGGTCGAGGCTCGCTGTGGGCTGCGCGGGAGCGGTGGCGCCCAACAAAGACAGCAGCTCCTCACGGGCGCCCCGGAAGGCGTTCACGTCCACGCTCTTCCCGGCGACGTGGGCGCTTGAGCTGAACTGCAAGATTTTCGGCTCACCCCCGCCGTAGGGCTGCCAGCCCGACCATTCGTCGCCCGGATACAGCACGGAGGCGTAGCCCGTCCCGTTCACGTACGCCGACGCCCACAACCCCGGCGCGTCCGAGATGTCCGGGGAGCCGATCCGCTGCCAGTACCAGCGCGGGATGTAGGAGAGCGCGACCCGCATCCCCCGCCGCTCCACCGCTGATTTCACCGCCTGGAAGTTCGCGTACCCCCCGGAGCCGGACTCGAAGTCCAGGGCGACCGGCACGCTCGTGTCCCCGATGTGCGCGGCGAGGTTCGCGGCCTGACCCTCCGCGTCCCCGTCCCGCACGTAGTGGTAGCCGATCAGGATCAGGTCGTTGGCGCGCGCGGCGTCCCGGTTGCGCGGCCAATACGAGTCCTTGAACCCCGTGCCTTCGGTGACCTTCGCCGCGACGAAATCGAAGCCTTCCGCTTTGACCTGCGCCAGATCAACGGCCCCGTTGTTGTTGCTGATGTCCACGCCCCACAAAGGCATGCTGTTCCCTTCCTGTCCGATGTCGTCGGGCGCTGCGAGCGCCCGCACAATCCTGGTGTGCACGTGCCCGGTGTGCCCGGACCAGTCGTCGCGGTAGTACCCCGGCTGCGCGGTGCCCGGACCCACCCGCTCCCCCATGAAGAACCCCGTCTTCACCCCGGAAACCGGGTCGCACCAAATCACCTGCTCCACCCCCGGCTGAGTCCCGGCCCACAGGGCGAACCGCCCCAACGCCAAACGCTGCGCCGGGGTGTAGGAGGCCCCCGTCATGTCCGCTCTGCCTTTCGGCCACCAGTCGATCCCCTGGTTGAGGCCCGCGCGCTCCTGGTGCCCCGGATACGTGGAGGCGTCCAAACCGAACGCCGCGCCGAGCGCGTACACCCATTCGGGGAACCCCCGCGCGCCCTGGCGCACGTCCGAGCCGACCGGCAGCCCATACGGATCCGTCATAATCTTTTTCTCCTTCCGCGCCGCGATGCGGCGATTGCCCGTCTGCGGCGCGAGCCGCACACGCTCAGGCGAGCGTCAAGGCCCCCCACACGGCGGCGTTGTAGTTCCACGCGACGTCGGAGAGCTTGATCGTTGCCGGGATGGACGACTGCCCGGTGATCTTGCCGAGGATCGTTTTGACCGGCGCCCCGGTGCGGGGCTTGACCCCCACTTGCGGGATGCCGGCGAGCTTGCGCGTGGCCCCGAAGAGGTTGACCTGCTGCCACACGCCGATCGCGAGGACGTGGCCGGGGAGCACGTCGAAGGTGCTGCCGAGCCCGATGGCGTACTCCTGCGCGGCGGTGGTGATGACGTCTTTCTGGTTGCTGGTGGTCGCCAACAGTTTCAGGGCCGCGTCGGGCTGGCTGTAGGCGTGCAGGCTCAACTGCACGGTGCTCACGCCGCCGAGGGACCAGCCCGTCACGGCGGTGATGACCTTGACCGCGTTCACCGATTGTTTGCGGTCGGAGCGGATGAAGACCAGCACCAGCTCCTTGTCCTCCGGGGCGTACCCCCACGCGTCGGAGCCGATGGCGTGCGTGTGCGCCCCCGCCGTGGAGGTGGTGCCTTGGCCCGTGCCGCCGCTGCTGTACGTGTGGGTGTGCGCCCCCGCCGAGGCCGTCGCCGCGATGGGGACCATCAGGATCCGGTCGAAGGCGGGGATGTCGTTCGGGTCCGTCGAAGACGCCAAACTGGTGACCACGTTCGTCGGGGCGATAGTTGACAAAGCCGTGATCGCGGCCGTGTTGTCCTGGGTCTGCTGGTGCGTGCCCGCGAGCAGGTCCACCACCGACCCGATGGTGTCCGCGAGGGTCTGCCCGACCGTCTCCGCGCCGTGCGCCAACTCCCCCACGAGCGTGTTCACCTGCGCTATCGCGTCGTGCGCGGCCTGCTCCGCTTGCGCGGGCAACGACTGCGCCCACGCCTCCAAATCCCCCGCGCCCCCGGCCTTGCCCGTGAGGGCCTTCACGATGTCCCCGAGCACCGGCACTTCCTCAAGCGCCTGCTCGAACTCGCGGAGCTTGGCCGACAAATCGAAGCCGAGCGCCGAAGTCAAAGCGTTCAGGACCGCGCCCGCGAACCCCGCCGCGCCGCTGACGACGGACTCCAACAGCTTGCCGGGGTCCGCGAGGTCGAGCCCGGTGAACAGCTTGATCGCGTTCAGCAAGCCTTGGACTTGCATTTGCGCGATCTTCTGCAAATCGACAGGGTCTTTGTGGGCGTTCACCCCCAGCCGGTGCTCCGGGTTCTTGTCGATCTCCACCGGGGCCGTCTGATGCGCGCGCGGCACCCTAGTTCACCCGCTTGCACTCGACATGGAACTCCGTCCAGTCCGGGTTGTACGAGTACACCCCGCCGATGCCCTGATCCATCGCGATCACGACGTGGAACACCGCGTCTTTGCCCGCCTCGCAGCGCATCGCGTCGTTGTTCGCGTTCACCGCCGCCGTCTTGTTGCCCGGCGAGGAGAAATGCGGCGACACCACGGTCATCGTCGTGGGCGTCCCGAACCCCACCGCGCACAACGGGCCGTCCATCGAGTCCTTGCGGACCTCGATGCGCGAGGAGAACGGGTCCAAGTCCAGTTCCGCCCCGGTGATCTTCACGCACCCCGACACCCACGGCTTCCAGTCGAAGGACTGCTTGGGGATCGTGAACGACCCGACCGGGACGTTCGCGCCCACCACCAGCGATTGCGCCTTGAACTGGCTCTGCGGCACCGTGTAATAGGCCACGTCCTCCTTGCCCAAAGATCGCGGCGCCCATTTCTTCTCCGGGGTCCACGTGAGCAGGTCCCCGACAGCGGGCGGCGTCGCGTCGTCGTAGTCGCTCGCAAGGCGGATGCTCCCCGAATCGCCTTTCGGACCCTTGGGCACCTTGAGGCGCAACTGGACCCCCGGAGCCGCGTCCGAGCCCGTGACCTTCACGTTCGACTCCTCGGAGCCGTCCGGGTCCAACAAGACCACCGACCACGAGATGATCGGCACCGGGCCACTTGGCCCCGGCACGCCCAGTTGGATTCCCCGCCACTGCCGCCCGTCCCACCAGTGGCAGAGCGAACCGATGACATACCCCTTCTGCACGTCCTCGGGGGTGTTCGTCAGCTGCGGCAGCTTCGAGGCGTCGTCTATCTGCGGGTCGTAGATCAATTTGATGATCGGGCGGTCCACCCCGGGCGGGCCTTGCCGCCCCACCAGCACCGGGAAGGTCACCACCCCGTTCATGCCGACCATCTGCATGGTCGCGGCCATGTTCAACGGCACGTCCGGGTCGAGCACGATCCCCTGGAAGTCCATCCTCGCGTCCGCCGAGAACATATACACCTTGTCCCCCGGCTGCGGCACATCGGCCATCAGCGTTCCTCCGATCTCTTGTCCACCACTTCGCACGGCTGCGACCAGCCGCCCAACAACTTGTCCGGGACCGCGAGGAACCGTTCCGGGAACTCCCGCTCCACCCGCTCGGCTCTCTTGCGGCAGCCCTCCGCGAACAGATGCTCGGCTATCTCTTTCGCGAACAGCCGCAGATCCAGCACCGCCCCCGACGCCAGCGGCACCGCGCGGCACGCGGCCTCAAGCGCCTTGACCTCTTCCTCGTCGTCCACTAAATGCCCCCGTCCGCGCCGCCGAACGCCCCGATGGCGCCCCAAATCCCTTGCACCGCCCGCAACGCCGACGCCACGGGGTTCTCCTCGTCGTCGTCCTCCCCGATCTGCACCGGCCTGGTCACCAGCCCGTCCGGGTCCATGCGGATGCCCAACGCGCCGGTCTGGTCCGCGAACAGCACCCCGCCGTGCTCGTGCAGCACGCGCGTGCCCAGCGTGTAGTCCCGGCCCACCCAGTGCGGGGCGCCGTTGCGGACGCGGACGTGCTTGGTGGTGCGGGGCCGGTTCTTGTGCAGACCGGACTGGATCGCCAAGGCCCCCGCCACGCTGTACCCGACCGCGGACTGCTCGTGCGCGGCGATGTAGGCGTAGTCCCCCGAGCGCAACGCCCGCAGAGCGTCCGTCCACGCCTTGTGCGTCAAAAAACGGTTGCTCAGCTGGCCCTGGTACAGCTCGTCCAAACCCGGTGTGCCGGGCACCTGCCAGGTGCCGCCGAGCTGCCCGCCCTGCAAAAGATCCTGCAAACGGCTCAAGCCATATTTGACCCCGAACGAAATCCCGTCGTTCAGCAGCGGCGGCGAGCCCTTCCCAGTCGAGACGGTGTGCGCGGTCGCGGGGGCGTGCGAATAGCTGGACTCGATCACCCCCGTCTGGTCGCCGTCGCGGAACACCACCTTCGGGCGAGCGGGCGCGGTGAGGGTGAGCGCGCGGAAGAACGGGTCCGTGCGCCCGTCCCCGTCCAGATCCAGCGGCAGCAGCACCTCGGTCAACGAGTCGTCCAAGAGCTTCGCGCCGAAGGAGAGCACCGAGTCAAATATCGTCCCGGTCGGCCCCGTCACCCCGGACAAATCCTCGCAGGCCAGCACCACGCACGCGCGGGACGGGCGCGCCAAGGGTCCGATCAGCGCCTCCAGCTCCGGGTGCGGGGAGTCCTTGTCCTCGGGGAGCCAGGTGTAGGCGCGGATGTGGCAGCCCGACGCCTTGAGCACATCGGCGGTGGCGGCGTGCGCGTTCTGGAACGAGGCGGTCAGCACCGTGAACATCGACTGATCCAGCAAGGGGTTGACGAACTGCGGCTGCACCGGCCAGTTCAACGGGGAGAGATCCAGGGGGTTGATCGTCGCCCACCGCAGCGGGTCCGCGAACGAGTCCACCAAGGTCAGGGGCGGAAAAAACTGTTGCGCCAATGCCAGCAGCGTCGTCCAGTACACGACGCTCCGGGTCGGCCCAGGCAGAAGCCAAAACCTGACCCCCTGCGCCTCCGGTGGGGTAATTGGATTATTCCTATAGATAATATGTTTCAAATGTTCGAAGTGGTGCGCGGCTTTCACCTCGCACCACTCCCGCCCGTCCTCGGCGCGAATGAACGACACCAAGGACGCCTTGCCGCCCCAACGGTCCCGCCACGTCCGCTCCGTGGGAATCGGGTCGATGGTCACATGCACGTCCGAGTCCGGGCGGCGACCGTTGCGAAGCCACCGCGCCACATGCGAGTCCAACGGGAACCGGAACTGGCACGTCCCGGTGTCGCGCAGCAGCTCGTCCGCGCTCAAGGACTCCACCTGCACCTGCCCCACAAGACGCATTTGGTGGTCCCAAATCCGCACCATCGGCGCCTGCGAGAGCTGCGCCAGGCGCGCGTCCCTGCGCGCCGAGAGCTTCAAATAATCGCAGCGGGGAGCCCCGTCGTCCTCCGGTCCCACCACCAGCGTGGTCATCACGGAGAGCGCCGTGGAGGCCAGAGACTCCGGGGAGACGGCCCAGGACGGCATCAGATCCCCGGCCCGTAGTGGCGTTGCGGGACGCGGGCGGTGATGACGGCGTTCTCGTTGGAGTGCCGCACCGGCAATTGCACGGTGGTCTTCGGGGGGATCGGTTTGGTGAAAAACACTTCCGCGCCGCGCCGCCACAACGGCTCCGTGGCCTCCAAGAACGGTTTGAGCACCAGGTCCAACAACTGCGAGCGGGCCACCACGCCCAAGAACCCGATGTCCACCGGCTCGTTCTCAGCGGTGAAGGTCTTCTTGGAGGGGTCGGTGGACACGAGCACTTTCCCGTCCGTGGGCAACAGCCTCGGCAGCATCACCATCCGGTCCCCGTCCGGGAGCCAGCAGAACCCCCCGGACCCGGAGTGGATCACGTATTCGGGCCACGCCGGCACGTCGCCGTCGTTGCGAACCGCGATATGCCCCTGCCCCACGTCGATGCCCGGTATCAGGTTGCCCAGCGCCTCCGCGACCAGAGCCAGCGCGGTCTTCGCGAACGTGAAGTCCGCGTCCGGGATCACCTTTCGCACCAATTCTTCCAACGCGTCCAGCGGCGTGGCGGTGTCCTCGTTGTTGCGCCACGTCCCCATCGAGGCGGGCGAAGCGAAGAACGGGTCCGAGGCGACCAAGGGCAGATCCACGGTGATCCGGTTGTTGCCGAACGCGGCGGGGTCCGTCTCCAACGTCCCGGCAGGGGCTTTCGCGAGACGGACCTTGAGATTGCGGAAGCCCGTCGTGCGGGTGAAGCACAAAAGGTCGCCGTCCGCGTCCATCGAGAACGAGTTCCACCACAACTGGTGCGTCAACCGGTAGCGGTCAGCGCTGCTCGACGCCACCAGCCGCTCCAGGCGCCCGTCCGCCGCCAGAATCGTCCTCGGCAGGCGCGGCGCGCTGATATGCACGCCGAGGTTCAAGAGCCGCTTGGGCCACGACAAATGCCCCGGCACGGCGCCGGTCATCCACGCCGACTCGTGCCACGCGCGCTCGAACTCGGGCATGACCAGCCCGGAGAGGTCCGTCGCCAAAGCGACGCCCTCCAAGCCCCGGCGCGGCCCCGCCAAATGCCACATCGCCCGCACCCCGCGCTCGTCGGGCACACCGACGTAGATCACGGTGAGCTGGTCCGAGCGCAGCACGGGCGGGACGTTCTCCCAGCTTTGGAAGTACTCGGTGAGCGGGCGCCCGAACGGCGGGTAGTCCCCTTGCGGGGTCCGCAGGTCCGGGTGCTGGCTCGGGTACTGCGTCATGTCCGTGCGCTGGTAGGCCATCACATCCTCCCCGCGTTCATGGAGAACGCCCGGTTGCGGTTGTCCATCTCCGCGCGCATCGCCCGCGCCGTGTCGTTCGGGTTGCCGAACTGGCCCGTGAGGTTGATCGACTGGTCCACCTGGGCCGGGGAGGGCTGCGAGCCGGAATCGGCGCCGAAGCCTTGCGAGAGGCCCTGCGCGCCGAGCGAGGCGAGTTGGGCGGGGTCGGACGCGGGGGGCCCGAAACCGGGCAGAGCGGCCCCGTCCGAGCCGTAGCGGCCCTGCTGGCCCTGCGCGGGCTTGGTGAAACCGTTCACCATCGACGTGAGCCACTTCACCCCGGACCACTCCAACGGGTTGTCCAAGAGCGAGCCGTCCAAACCGAGCCCGGAGAGCGCCCCCGAGACCAGGGAGTGCCCGAAGTCCTCCGCGCCGTCCGAACCGCCCCGCTGCCCCTTCTGCCGCGCCTTCGCCATCGTCTCCGCGCGCTTGTCCTGCGCGTCCCGCAGCTTCTCGTGCGACTTCGCCAGCTCGCGCTCCGCGACGATCAGGGCGTGCTCCGCCATGTCGCGCTGCTGCTGCGTCTTCGCCTCGATCATGCGCCGCTTGGCCTGGTCCACGCGCCACTGGTGGTCTTTCACCGAGTCCTGCGCGTTCTGCACCGCGCGGTCGGCGGTGCGCGAGCGCCAATCCCCCGAAGCGCCCGAGAGCGCGGGCGCGTAGCCCGCAGCGGTGGGCACGGAGCCCAACAGCTCCTTCGGGATGTGCATGTGATGGTCGAACTGCTTGTCGCCCGCACCGGCCGCGCCCGCCCCCACGGCAACGACGCCGTGGCTGCCCCCGGACTCCACGTTCTCCCCGTTCGGGAGCGTCAACGCCGTGTGCCCGTTGTTGCCGCCAGAGGAGCCTTTGTTCCACCATCCGATGCTCAGATCCCCAGGACCGCCCATCCCCTCCACCGCGCCGTGCGCCTTGAGCCATTCGCCCTCGTTGACGGTGGACATGCGCGAGGAGAACGGGTCTTTGCCTTCTGCGGCGTTCACCGTCGCGGACACCATCCCCGAGCAGTCGATGCCGATCCGCCCGAACACCTGCTGCGAGTACGCGGTGCCGGTCATGGAGTGCGCGAAGTCGATTCCCTGCTGAGCGCCCGAGCCGCCCCCGGTCTGCCCCATGCCGGTGTACACGTCCACGCCCATCGTCGCGGGCACGCTCTGTTCCGCGCGGGCCGGGGAACCCGGCGCCACGGTCACAGGGGCGCCGGTCTCCAACCCCGGCGTGTCGTACTTGTCCAAATCCGCCATCGTGATCGGCGCCAGCGCGGGCGCTTTGCCGCCCTTGCCCGCTGACGGCGCAGGCAGGACCGGGGCGGCAGGGACCGGCAGCGGCGCCGGAACAGGCGGCAGCGGGACGGCAGGAGGCGGCGGGTCCGAGTCGGGTACATACGCCCCGCCCTTGGACGCCTGGTCGATGAGTTCCGCAGCCCGCGCCACCGCGTCCTGATCGCCCTTCCCTGTCGCGTAGTCCGCCAGCAGGCGCGAAGCGTCGGCCAGCAGCGACCCGTTGGCGTCGGGTGTGGCCGATGCCGCGAGCGACTGGCCCAACCGCCCCGCCTCCGCGCGGTCCATGCCCTCCGGCGTTCCGGCCGAACGGCGCAGGCGGTTCGCGAGCGCGGAAGGCTCCCCGCCTCCCGGAACCCCGCCGCTTGTCTGCGGGAACGCGAAAGGCGCGGGCGTGGCGGACGCGAACGAGCTCACCGAGCCCGAGGCCTCGCCCGCCGCGTCCTTCACGCCGCTGAACCAGCCGATGAGGGATTTGACCTTGTCCCCGAGCCACCCGAAGCCGTCCGCGAGCTTGCTCACCCACGGCACCACGAAGTTCGCGATCTTCGTGGAGAAGTCCACCATCGCCTTGACCACCGAAACCGCGAGCGGCAGGGTCGCGGCCATCGCCTTGACCAGCGCGCCCGCGATGACGGCGGCGACCTTCACCACGGCGGGCAGCAGCGGCAGGACCGCCGCCAAGAAGTCCGCGAACGACTTCACCAACGGCATCAGCGGCGGCAGAAGCTCCTGGATCGCCTGCACCAAAAGTCCCGCGAGCGTCTGCGCCACCTGCGCGAGGACGGGGCCGAGCTGGTCGAGGACCGGCTTGAGCGCGTCCATGAGCTGCTGTATGACCGGGGCGAGGGCTTGGAAGACTACAGAGAGCGCGGGCGCGACGGCCTGGACGAACATGGACGCGAGCTGCGCTATCGGCGGGATCAGCGGCGCGATAGCGGAGAGCAGGTCCGCGAACGCCTGCGCGAGCGGCACCAGCGCCGGGGCGAGGATCGGGAGGGTCTTCGCCAGCACGTCCCCGATGACCTGCCCGATCTGCGAGAGCGGCCCCGACAGTTGCTCGAACACCGGTTTGATCGCGTTCAACCCCGCCCCGAGGCCTTGCAGCATGCCGTTCAGGGCGGGCGCCACAGCGGTGCCCAAATTCGACAGGGCCGGGACGATGGTCGTGCCGACGATCTGCGCGAGCGTGCCGAGGATCGGGGCGAGCGCCGCTGCGGCTTGGCTGATGCCGGTGAAGAACCCCGACAGGGCTGCTTGCCCGTCCGCGCTCTTGAGGAAGTCGTTGAACTTGTCGGCAACCTGCGTGATCGTCCCGAGCATGCCGCCGCCCACAGCCGAGCCCGCTTTGAACACGGTGGCGAACACCGAGCCGACCGCGCCGATGGCGTGCCCCAATTGGGTGAGCGAGGTCAGCCCGGCGTCGATCCACTCGGTGATCCGGCCCGACTCCGAGGCGTTTTTCACGAACCCCGCGAACCTGTTCGACACGTCCGCGACGGCCTGGGAGAGGCGCGGGAGGGAGTCCGAGCCAGCGGCCCCGAGCCCCAGCACCGCCTGAACCGCTGGGCGCGCGGCGGTCGCGAGGATGTTCATGCCCGCCGTGGTGTTGCCCAAAAGCTTGTTGACCTGCCCCACCGCCTCAGGGGTCTGCGCCCACGCCGCCACGGACTTGCCCGCCTGGTTCGCCGCCCCCGCCACGCCCGCGAACCCCTGCTGCACCACTGGCAGATACGTCCGCCCGAGTTGGGTGATTTGCGGGGCGAGACCGGCGAACAGCGAGTCCTGCACCGTGTTCTTCATGCTGTCGAACGCCGGTTTGAGGGCGTACACGGCCTTGGCGGACTCTTGCGCGGCCGGGGAGAGCTTCTGCAAGGCGTTCGCGAACTTCTGCGGGTCTTCCATCGCCTTGAACGCGTCCGACAGCCCCGACACCCCCAGCTTGAGCGCCGACACCGAGGCCGCGGCGCCCATCGCGGCGGCGGGCACCAGCGCCAACGCCCCCGATGCGCGGGAGGCGACCCCGACGATAGAGGCGAGGGAGCCGCCGAGGCCCGACAAAGCGAGGCCCCCTGCCGCGCCGAGGGACGCGAACTTCACCAAGCCCAGTTGCGCCGAGAACATTTTCCCGAACGCGAGCCCGGTGGCGGTGCCCATCGCCTCCCCGGCGCGCTGCCCGTGCGTCTTGAGCTCGTCCACCTCGCGCCTGGCGCGCTTTGTGTCCGCGCCGACCTTCACCGTGACATGCACGTCCCCGAGTTCGCGGTCCAAGTCGCGGCCCATGCGCTCGGAGGAGAGCTTGGCCTCGCGCTCCGCGTCCCGAAACGCCGCCCGGATCGCTTCCCCGACGCGGCGGGTCTCCGGGATGATGGTCACATAGACGTCAGAGAGATTGGTCGCCACCGCGAGCCCTCCTGTCTACAGCGTCGTGGAAATTCTCGAAATCGGCCTGCGTCGGGCCGTGCTCGCGCGCCGCGCCGGGGCGCGGGACGGGTTGGGGCTTGTGGCGCGGGAAATCGGATTGCGCGTCCTTGGTGCGCGCCCACAGCCCCAGCTCGGAGAGGTAGACGAGATCCGCCGTCAAATGCGCGTTCACGTCCCAGCCCTCCGTGAGCGCGTGGAACAAAGCGGAATGAGGCGGGGCGGCGACGGCGAGCGCGGCGACGTCGAGGACGTCGAGAGTGCCGTCCCACAGGTTCTCCCATCGCAGCCCGAGCGCGAGCAGGTCGCGTCGGGCCGCGAAGGGATGCCGGTGCAGCGTTTCCACCGCCCACGCTATTTTCCCAGTTGGGACATCATTTCTTCGCCCCAGGCGGTCAACCACGCGGCGTACCCGTCGTGGCTGAGCCGGTCCGCCGCCTCGAACGTCTCCGGTTTCGCGGAGCGCTCCAAATGCAGGTAGAACCTCTCCTCGTTCGACAGGCGCCGGTTGCGGCGGTACCAGTCGGCGCTGAACTTCTCGAAGACCGGGATCACCACCTTGACCCCGCCCGACTCGTACTCGAACAGCTCGCCCTCCGGGTACACCTTCGACCAGTCGAAATCCAGGTCGCCGGGGACAGGGGCGGGCTTCTCGGCCTTGGCGCCCCTGCCCTTCGCGGCGCTCACGCGGCCAACCCTGCGGGCAGCTTCATGCCGTCGTCCACGTTGCGGTGCAACACCGCCCCCTGGTACGGGAAGCAGCGCGCGGTGAGCGGCGTGGACACCAGCTCGTCGTGGACGTGCTTCTCCTCGCCCACCTCCGTCACCCGCGCGAACGGGGCGAGGTAGCGGGCCTGCTTGTCGCCCTGCACCAAGAGGATGAACAAAGACACCTCGTCCAACTGCTTCGCGGTGATCTTCGTGAGGGTGCGCTTGCCGTGGCTCGTGGTCGCCGGGGTCACCGTCACGTTGTTCTTGCCGTACGCGAGGCGCTGCGCGTCGTCGTTGAAGTACTCCAACACGTCGAACGCCACCGTCAGGGAGAACGAGGTCTGCCCGTAGTCCAGCTCGTCGCCGCCGAACGCGTTGATGGCCTTGCCGGGCCGGTCCTGCTTGACGCGGATGCCCTCCACGGTCAAATACCCGGCCTGCTTGAGCGATTCGAGCACCGGGGCGTCCAAGTCCAGCGCCTCCGCGACGTCGATGAACTTGGGGCCGACGAACAGGCCGCCCACGGTCTTCTCCGAGTCCGGTTGCGGCTTGAAAATGTTCCGCACGTCCCCGTACCCGAAATAATCCTTCCCCGTCGCCGGGGTCGTTGGGTTGGTCATCTCGATTTCCTTCCTGTGTTGCACCCGCCCGCGCGTCTCACGCGAACGGCTCGCCCGCCCTGGTGACGGAAAGCCTCATGACGTGCCCGAACACCCTCGGGTCGTCAGGGTCTTGGTAGCGGGCCGGCCCGCTGTAAAGCTCGTGGAAGCTGAACGCCGCCGTGCGGTGCGCCGCCTCGATGAGCGCCAGCGCCAACGACGCCGAGCGCTCCCCGCGCCGCTCGTCCGGGTCGATCACCACCAGCCGCAACAGCGACTCGGACTCCACGCGCTGCACGTCCCGCAACTCGATCTGCGAGCACACGCCCCACCGCCCATCGGTCGGCCTCGGATTCGGGTTCGATGAGAACCACCCGAACGAGGCGCCGCGAGCCGAGAGCCCCCGCGCGAGATGGGCGCGGACCTCGCCCGCCACCGGAGGCCGATAGACCGCCACAGCTCAACCCTTCCTCTTCGGAGACTGACCGCCGTTGCGGAACGCCCACTTCAAAAGCGAGTCGTGGGCCTGCTCGTGGGCCATCGCCCGAGCCGTCTCCGTGCCGACATACCCCCGTGCGCGCGTGCGGCCCACGGCCACGTCGGCGCGGTAACCGGACGCTTCCCGCTGCCCGCGATTGGTTTGCGCCCCATGCAGCTCCGCGTCAAGGTCGCGCTTCGCGTCCTCGGCAATCGTCTTCAAATGGGCGACGAGAGCGGGGTCTTTGCGCAGCTCCCGAAACCCTTCCCGGTTCCAGTCGATGCGCCCCATTCACCCGTCCCTCCGCACGCACCGCACCTCCCCGCCCGGTTTGAACCCGAACGGCCCCATACGCCAATCGCGCGGCCCGATCACCCTGTACTGCAAACCAGCGGCCTCGATGAGATCCCCGTCCCCATACGCCTCCGGTTCGCCGGTGAGAACCACCAGCTCGTCGCGGTCCCGCTCCGGGGAGTCCCCCACCACCGCCTCGGCGGGCCGCTCCCAATACACCGCGATCACGCGGCGCTCCACCGGCTCCGAGAAACCCGGCTCGATCTGGTACCCCTGATCGTCGTACCCGCCCTTGGTCTTGCGGCGGTGCTGGACCGTGTGCGGCTGCGGGAGGCTCACGCCGTGCCCCACAGCGGGCCGTCGCCGGTGAGGTTCGCCCCGCACGAGCACCACGAAGCGCCGAACGCGAGGTTGCACGCGTCGTCGTGCCACACCCCGCCCCCGTTCGGGGCCGTGTCGATGGAGAAAGCCCCCGAGCTTGAAGCGTTGCGGCACATCTTCTGCAACTGCTCGATCTCGCTGGGCAAGAACATGCCCCGGCGCGGGGATCGGGTGTCGAGCGTCTGCCCGAACGGCCCCGCCGTCTGCTGCGAGATCGCACCGGAGCCGGACTCCTCCCACCGCAGGATCGCGCCACGGATCACCGCCTTGGCGGCGTCCGCGAACGGGAAATCGTCCTTGTCAACACAGGGAGCGACCAACCGCGCCATCGCCAGCGCGTCCGCGATCATCGCCAAAGCCTTCGGCTCCTCGATCACCGCGAACGGCGCGAGATCAGCTGGGGTTATCGTCACCGCTGGCATGCGCCCCTCGCGTTCTGCGCCGAGGGCGCGACGTGGTGTCGGCCCCGCCGTCGCCGGCTGGCTCCCAGTCCGGGCCGAGCCGGGAGGCGAGACGGTCATCGACGTTGACGACCGCCCCGCTCGCCCGATTCCTAAGACGCGGCATCAGGCAGCCGCGTCCTCGATCACGGCGAACTGGTCGGTGAAGACGTACCAGCCGTACACGATCTCCGTTCGGAACAAGATCTCGTTGTTGCCCGCCAAATCCTTCCCGGTGTTGTCCGGGTCGCCGTACTCAAGCATCTTGAACGGGAAATTGCGCTGCACGCCCCAACGAATGCCCGACTGGAAGTTCCCGAGGATCGCCCGAACCTTGTTGTCCGTCGCGTCCCCGTCCTTCGCCTTGCCCGAGACCGTCGAAGACACAGCGGCGGTCACGCCCTCGAACGAGGAGAGGTTCGCGCCAAGCCCCAGCTCCGGGTACTTCTTGCGCCCGTCCGCGTAACGCGCCGTGGAGAGCTTCCAAGCGTGCTTGGGGTCGAACGCCACGCCGTTGACGCTGTGACCGTCCCCGATCACCAGACCAGCGGCGGTCTCGAAGTCGATGTCCGGCTGCGAGGAAGCGGTGATCTCCACGCGCTTGGTCGTCGCGTTCAAATAGTTCGTCCACGCCGTGAGCGCGTTGCCGGTGCGCGGGTTGGTCCGGTAGTACAAACCGAGGTCCAAGCCTCGGGCCAGAGCCCGCGCGCATTTCTCCTGGTACTTGCCGAGGACGCCCAGCTGGTAGTCCTCGTCCGCCCACTTGAACTCGTCGGAGGTCCGCATCTGCACGACCGCTTTGTGCGGAACAGCCGTCACATGCGACGGCTTCGCGGAATCCGCGCCCTTCGGGGCGGACTCCTCAACGAACTCGGCGGTCAAATCGTCATCGAAAGTGATGATCTCGACCTTGCCGAAACGCATCGGCTCCTGAGCGGACAAAGCCGCGACCGTCGAACCTGTCTTCGCCCGCTCCACGATGCCGTCCGCGATCTGCGTGGGCAGGAACAGGTCCGTGCTCTGCAATGCTGCCATGATTTTGTTCTCCCTAATCTGTGTGGTTAACCGGCCCCGGTCAAAGCGCCAAGGAACTCGCTCGTGGAGTTCGGCTTGGGCCGGGGGTTCGCGCCCTCATGGGGCACCTTGTTGCCTTTCACGCCCGACTGGTTCCCGACGAGACGAGCGGCCTGCTTGAGCAAAAGTTCCGGGTCTTGCGCGGTCAAAAACAGCTCCGCGTCCTCGTCGCTGATCCCGTGCAACGCCACCAGGTGCGCCTTGAGCGCCCCGGCGACCTTGACCGGGACCGTCGCGGCCTCGGCCTCGGCGTTCGCCAACTTCTCTGCCGCTCGTTCCGCCTCGGTCTTCTGCGAGTCCTTGAGCGCTGCGAGTTCGTCTGCCGCCGACTTGTTCGACTTGGCTTTCGACTCCCAATCACGCGCCTTGGACTTCCAGAAATCGACCGTCTCCGTCTGCTTGGGCTTGGGCTCATCGGCTTCCGTTTCGGGCGCCTCTGCCGCTTCGACAATGGGTTCGGACATGATTCATTCCCCGTTCCGGGTCGGTCCCCGCCGTTGCGGCAGGGATGGTCTCTACTGGGCCGAGAGGTACGCCCTCACGGCCTCGTTGTTGCGCCGCCGCGCTGCCTCGGTCTTGAACCGGGCGCTGGGCACGTACTTCTCGCGCAGCTCCACGACATTGCTCTCGTCCCACACAGGGGCCGCTTGGCATTTGCAGTGGTCGTGCGACTTGAACCGCACGGACTCGCTCGTGTACACGTCCCCACGGGCGATGAGCATCCGGCAGAAATCGCACTCCCCCGCCCCGATGCGCATCCAGCCCCGGCACTGCGGGTCCGCCAAAGCGTTCGCCATCGTCGTGTCCCGCGCGGCATTCATCACGCGCCTGCTCGCCCCGCCGACGACCAGAGACTCGAACGCCGTGAAGCTCGTCGCCTCCGACGCGGCCCAACCTGTCAGCGCGTCCGGGCCGAACGTCCCCGGATCGGGCACAAACGCCGTGAACCGACCCGGCAAAGCGAGCGCCCCCCGAGCGAGGTCGTAGAAGTCAGCCGCGACCGCCTGCGCCGCGCCCGCGTACTCCTCGATCAAGCCGCCGATCCCCACAGCCAGACGCGAGCCGATCCACGCCTTCGCCGCCGACCCCGCCAGAGATCCCGAGTCATCCGCCGCGAGCGAGCGCGCCTCGTCCTCCAACATGCCCGACAACCCCACCAGGGAGGCGCGCATCTGCTCGGCGTCACTCGCCAGCGGCATCAGCGGTCCCTCTGGCCCGAGCGGTGAGCGCAGCGAGGGCCTGCGAGCCCTGCGCGCGGCGGCGCTGCGAGAGCGCCAACCGGATCTGCTGCTCATCGAGCCCCAACAGCCCGAGGCCGACCTCGGTGTCAGCGAGCCACGGCGCCGCCGCGAGCTGCTTGGAGCCCGCGTCCGCCTGCGCGGCCCGCGACAAGTGAATGGGCGAACGCCACTTCGGGGCTATCGTGACCCACTCGGCGGGCACCGAGTCCAAGCCGTTCCTGATCGCCAACGCCCGGGTGAAGGAGCGTTGGAACGCCGGGGACCAATCGTCGGTGGCGCCCTCGGCCTCCGCGATCAAATCCTCACGAGAGGCGATATACGACTCGGCGGACGTCGGGTTCGCGCGGTTCACCAACCCCAGCGACTCCACCGGGATCGACGTCTCCCCCGCGAACTGCCCCGCGATGTGCTCGAACATGTCCACATGCGGCTGCGGCGAAGCGGCGGGGAACTGATGCACCTCCGCGCGCACCCCGGTCTCCTCGTCGTCGGGCAAGCCTTTGATGCGGCCCATGCGAACCCGCCACGGGTTCGGGTTCTTCTCGCCCCCCGCCAGATCCGCGAGGGTCGCCCCGAACATCCAGAACTCCGGGAAGGAGAACGTGTCCGCGTGCGCCTCCATGCGGATCGCCACGCGCGTGGCCTGCTCCAAAAGCGCGATCACCGCCCGGTTGATCCGCGACGAGCCGAACGGGCGACCCGCGCGCGGCTTGTACACCAGCGGCTCTGCGGGCACCCCGAACTTGTGGTCGGAGCGCTCCACAGCCCAGCCCGAGGAGTCCCGCGCGGCGGAAACCGTCAACCCGTCCATGTACAGCGCGAACCCGGTCACCCGGTCCTCTTCGTCGCGATCCGTGATCGACAACAGGTTCTCCAAACGCCTCGCGCGGGGGTTCCAGTCGCCCACCGCGTTGAGCGCGTCCTTGACATGGATCAACGCCTTCGGCTCCCACGCCTCCCCTGCGGTGTTCACAAGGAACGCTGGGCCGTGGATCAGCGAGGACACCACGCCCGAGTCCGACTCGGTGCCCAACAGGTTCTCCGACCACACCTCGCGCGACCCCAACGACTCAAGATCCCCGTCCGCCCATGTGAACCCGTCCAGGTTGCAACGCCGCGCCAGGATGTCCACGGCCTTCGCGGCCCAACCCAGCACAATCCCCATGCGGAAATACTCCGGTGGGATCGTGCTCGTCCGCTTCACCGCGTACTTGCCCTCGTACAGCCGCGAGCGGGACTGGTTGCGCCCAGCGCGCCGCGTCAACTCATCGAACAAGCGGCCCAACAGCCGCTGCTCGTCGTCCGTCAAACCCCGCACCCGAGGAGCCTCCGCGAACACAGTCACAGCACGAACCCCCCTCGACCGCTCGAAACAACACTCTTCCGTCTGCCATGCGTCACCGCGACCAGCACCGACAACATCACCGCGACAAGCGGCGCGATGTTCGCCGTCTCGTCCCTGCGGTCCAGCCCGTAGCCACCCGCGTCGCGGATCGGCCTACGCCTCGCCCCCGCCACCGCCTGATTCACCGACTCCTGGTTCGCGTGCGAGAGCGAACCCGCCGCAACCCGGTCCATGAGCATCCCGAACGCCTTGGCCATGTCCGACGCGTTCGTGACCACCACCCGAACGCCGCGACGGCGAAGCTCGGGCACGAGCGACGACGCCGGCGAAGCCGAATCCACCCCCACAGGCACACGCCGGCCCACGTTCGCCGCGACCCACTCCACGCACTCAGAGCCCGACACCCCCGCCCACACCTCCTCGACATGCGCGCAATCCCCGTCCAACCAGCACGCCCCCACAGAGACCTCCCGCGAATGGGACATGTCCACCACCAAGGCGTGCGGCCTGACCGACGACTCCGGGCCATCAGCCCGAAGAGCCCGCCACACAGAATCCTTCACCACCGCCTGATGCGTGGAAACCTCGTCCCACACCCCAAGCGCCTCGCGCCGGAACGAATCCTCCAAGAGGTTTTTGCGCAACCGGAGCATCGCCCGCTCCGATGTGCGGTGCGGATAGCTCGGATTCGCCTTGCGCCACTGCTCCCGGTCCTCCACGTCGCAACCACGATCCGCCGACAGCTCCACGTACAACGTGCCCTCGGACTCCCCGTCCAACGCCTCCTGCCGGAACATCGTGAACGCCTCGCCGGGATCTTTCGGACGCGGCGGCGTGCCCATGAACAACGTCAACGGGTTCTCAGCCACGTTCTGCGACGCCAACATGTCGTCCAACGCCGACTCACCGAGGATTTGCGCCTCATCGAACGCCAACACGCCCACATCCGCGAACCCGCGCCCGAACCCCGCCTCACGAGCACCGAACAAAATCCTTGAGCCGTTCACAAACAACACGGCCTCGTCGCCACGGCCACGAACAACCTGGGCCACCAGCGGACGCACCGAATCCCGCGCCGCCAGAGCCGCCATCGACCCGAACGTCTCCTTCGCCGTCTTCACCCGGTGCGCCGTCCACAACACCGTCAACCCCGCCCGCAGCAAACACAGCGCGAACAAAGCCGACATCATCACATGCGTCTTGCCGACCTGCCGGGGAATCGACACCACCACCGTGTCGCACGCGTACAAACCGTCCTCGCGCTTCGAGAACATCAACCGGCCAAGCCCGTCCTGCCACTCATCGAAACCCAACCCCAGCTCCGAGCACTTCGCCCGCACCCGAGGCCACTCCGTCGAAACGATCCCCTCCGGGACCACCAGATGACGCGCGACCTCAGATAGCCGAGCCATCCCACCGCTCATCCTCCACAATCGCCGCGACCTGCTCGGCCTTCTCGCTCATCAACGAGTCCAACCGCTCCGACACGTCCTGCAAACGGCGCGTCAACGCCGCCAAATCCCGAGGCGGCGTCCCCTCGTCATCAATAGCCCCCGCCAAGCGCGCCTGCAAAGCGTTCAAACGGTCGATCTCGCTGCCAGTCTCCACCGCCCGAGCGACCGGCCCGAGCACCTGATGCCGGCTGCTCCCACGAGACATGACGGACTCCTTCCAAGGGCCAAAGCTCTATTCCCTTCAAAGGGAAAAATCCAAGGGGGGGCACCCGCCTATGCCGCCGAGGTGCGGAAGGGCTACCGTGGGGGGTATCCCCCGTGGGTGTTTCCACCAGGGATTTTTCTGTTTCCCCAGGTCAGGGCGTTGCGCCGGGATGACGGGTTGTTATTGTCGTCGTGGGCGTGTGGGCACTCGGACGCTCTACGCCCATGCCCTCTCGGTCACGTACCTGAGTCTGGCTCCTGGACTGGATGCCTGTCGAGGATTTCGACGCTCTCGGCTTCCCAAGCCCCTGCTTGCTCTACGAGGACGATCTTGAACGCGGGGTGCTCGCTGTTCGCGGGGTAGAAGATGGTGCTTGTCGTCGGGGGTCCGGTGAGTGTCGCCCTTGGCTCTGTTTCGTTCATGCCCACGCTCTCTCTGTGACGTACCGCCGTCTGAGGTCGGTGACAGCGGTGTCGCTCTTGGCCCTGTTGCAGTCCCGGTGCGCGGGCTGCTTGTTCGCGAGCACATCAGCGCCGCCCTTGTTCAAGGGCACGATGTGGTCGGCGACGAACGAGGCGGGGTCGGTGTGCGGCAGGGCATAGTCGATCTCCCCGCCGCAGATACCGCACGGCGGTTTGCCCCTGGCGATGGTCTTGCGGTCGGCATCCCGCTTGGTCGTGCTGCGCGGGACGCCCATCGGTCACTCCTCGGCTAAGCCCTCAGGGAGATAGCGCGTCGATAAGGTTGAGATCATGCCGCCGTTCTTGAAATTTTCCGACGAATGGAACCTGGGGGGCATCCCGTGCGTCTAAGTGATTGAGGACACAAATCTCAGCTTCGGCTTTACCCTAGGAGAACCCAATGATGCGCTTTACCGCCGCCCTCGTGGCCCTCGCCGCTTCATTCAGCTTCGCCAGTCCGGCCTTCGCGTACCATGCGCGTTGGGGCGCCATCGCCTACGACAGGCAGGGGAACGCAACTGCGGCCACCGGCGCTTCCAGCGGAAACTACGCCATGCTCGCAGCCAAGGACAAGTGCGGGCCACGGTGCGGGACATACCCGTTCAGGGGTTGCGCCGCAATCGCGTTCACCAGGGACAGCGTCAACGGGAGGCGCGGCTACGAGCTTGCGGCTAGCAGCTCCGCGTCCCGAGCGCGCGAAATGGCCCGACAAGGCTGCGAGGCCACAAGCCGCGCCGACTGCTACATCCGCCTCTCGGTCTGCAACTGACAGGCGCCGCCTGGGCGCTAACCCACAAATCACGGGTCGGCCACCCGAGGATGTGACGTTCAATCTGCGTGAACACCGCCTTGAACGTGGTGACCCCGCGTTCTTCGACAACAGTTGTCACCCACAGCGGTTCGGTGTATCTGAGCGTCCCGTGCCCTCGGATGGCGTCGTGCTCTCGGATGTTGACCGCGTGCGCCGAGTTCTTCACCGCTTCGGTGAGCCCTGGCGGGAGCCGTTCGGCCATGAACCTGTAGACCATCGAGCCGTCTTGCAGCCGAGCTGCGCCATAAGGCTCAAGCATCGCAGAACGGGGAACCTTGTGCAGCTCCCCGTCGATCAGGAAGTCAACCCCCGGCCTCGACGGCGCTATCCGCTTGCTCATGCCCTTGCCCGCCGCAGGTCGTACATGCTCACGCCCTCAATGCTCCAAAGCGCTTGGCCGTCCGCCGCCCGCGTGATCGTCTCGCGAGAGAGCGCGAACCACGCTGGCACGGAATCGTCGGTGTTGTCTTGCACCGCGATCATGTCGCCCTCTTCGGGCGAGAGAGCAGCCCGAGCGGAGTTGACCGCCTCAGAGTCGCCCCCAACGGCGATGTGCAGTTGTCGCGGTTCAGGAGCATTTGGCCCGAAACCATCGGGAACTCTCAATGTGGAGGTGATAGTCACTTCCGGTCCAAGCCCGATTTGCAGGGCCTTCTTGGTTTGAAGATTTGCCACGATCAGCGTGCGTCCCTTGACCGGCAAGGCCGTGGTGTCGCTCATGCCCCGATCCTACCGCCGTCACTATCCCCGTCCATGCCGTTCGGGCTGGCGCTCATTCGCGCTCCTGGTACTCGGCCCGCAAGAGTTCCTGCGTGGACAGCAGAAGCCCTTTCGTGACCCATCCGGGCTGTCCCACAGGCTCGATAGTGTGGATGGTCTCGCCGTCGTCGTCTATCGACTGGGAGCCCACCGCCACCACCCAAGGACCGGGCAAACCGGGGCTGTCGCCGTCCTCCGCGCGGGACTGCGCCACATACGCGGTCACGGCCCGGTCGATCTCGTCGCGCAGAGCGTCAAGACTGGGCATGCGGCCTCCAAAGAACCCCGGAAACAAAGAACCGCTCCCCGTCGCCCTGGTGCGCCAACACCAGGCGGGAAGCGGCCCTACCAGGATCAACGCTCATGTAACGAAAGGATCTGGCGACAGTAGGCATAGGGGTGCTACTGGCATTAGTGTGCCATTCGAAGATTACCCACGTCAACACGACACGCTGACGTGTTCGAAAAACGAGGAGGGTTGGTCAACCGAGGCTGGCGGCGTTCGACTCGTCCGTGCCGTGGTAGTGCTCGGCGGCATACCCGACGTTTTCTGCCGCAGCGGTGATCGTCTCGATAGCGGATTTGCCCCGCGCGGTCTCGAATTCGGCGTAGGCGGCGAACTCGATTGCGGATTTCAAGCCTTTCAACGCTCGCGAGGAGGTTTCCAACATCAGATCGCTTGAGGCGAGCTTGCTCGTCGCCTCCTGCGCGAGGTCGTGAAGCTGGCTCGCGCCTGCGTGAAGCTCTTCGAGCGCAACCTCGATCCTCTGGCCTGCTCCTGCGGGAGCCCCATCGGCTGTCATCGCGGCTCCTTGCCCGTGCCCGGAATAGGAATATTGCGGTCGGTGTACCAGTCCTCCATCAACCGGCACGGGGTCTTGCCCCTGATGAACGCTTCTACGGCTGTGGCGATTCTTATCTCCCCGCCGTCTTGAGAGGAGAACACCAGGTCGTGCTGCTTGGCCGCGTCCTGGTACTTGAACTGGGCCGTCATCCCGAGGAATTCCGCCTCGCTGCGCACGATGGCCACCGCACGGGGCCACACGTCCTCCGGAATGGCGCCGTCGAAACCCGCTAGGCGAGTCGCGAATCGTGTGACCCTCGTGTCGCTGGCAGCATCGGCCGGACAGCCGATGTTTCCAGGATCGTACTGCCATTTCCAGGTCAGGCCGGGGACGAGCGCGGCGATCTTGTCGGCGGCCCGAGCGATCACCGCCTCCAAGTCTTCCGCAGCCTGCTGCACACTGCCCTTGTCCCGATACCGCTCCTCGAACGCCGGAACCTTTTCTTGTGCCATGTGCCGCGGCGCGTCATCCATGCCCTTCAACACCTCCACAAACCGAAACACCCCCACCCCGCACACCAACACCACCCCGACAAGCACCACCACACCAGCAGCCCACAACCACGCCGCACGCCGTCGCAACCAACTCCTCTTCTCCACCGGGTACGTCATTTAAGGGTTATTCTCCCCTCTTGGTGAGGTCGGGGCGACCGTCCTGCCCGGTCATCCCCGCGACGATCACAGACATATTGTATCCAGGCATCCGCAACTGCCCGTTGTCGCCTTTGCGCGGGTATTCCGAGTGACCGTGCGCGCCGTCGTGGTGCACCGTCGTGCCGGGTGCAGCGTCGCCGGTGGTGTCCCCGGCTTCGGTGGACAGCCTCGTGATGCCGGGGATTTCGACGGGGTTGGGGCCGTAGTGCTCGGTGAGGTTGGGGACGTAGTTGATCGGGTCGCTCGGCGCTTGCATGGAGTAGGCGTGCCCCGTAGCGACCGGCAATCGGTCAAGGGAAGGAAGCTCCAGACCGGGGGAGCCGTAGAACACGGCGTTGTCCACGACTCCCGTCTGTGTCTGCTGCAACGCGAGGCTGGTGGTGAGCGAGCCGTAGGAGTGCCCGAGGGCGGTGATGTGCGGGCTCGTGGCGGAGTCTCCGTCCGCAGGATGCCAGGCGGCGCTGATGCCCTCGTAGAACTGCGAAAGGCTCGCCGCGCCGGCCTTCGCCTTCGCATCGCTGGCCACGTCGGACAAGCCCCCCGGCTCGTCCCGCAACCCGCCAGGTCCGACGTCGCCCGTCTTGTCGAGGTGCTGCGGGTCGAGCTGCGCCTGCGGCGGCTCGTACCCGATCCACGAGATGGTCGAGACCGTCTCGTTCCCATGCCCATTGGCCTTAAGCACGTTCTCGGTCTCAGTCTTTAGAGCTACTGCTTCTTTGGTCATCTCCCCAATGCTCTGCCCGGGGGAGGAGTTCACCCCGGGGGTCGAGATGGAGATGTGGTTGGCGGTGTCCGGGTCGCCCGTGCCGATGGCGACACGGCCCCTGGTCCCGTAGTCGGGGTCGAGGACCAGGAGCTTCGTGCCGGGATTGTCCCGCAGCGCCTTCTCGGTCGCTTGCAAACCCTCCAACCGGCGCTGCGCGTACCACAGGTCCGAGTCTGTGTTGCTGAAGGCGCCGTGCCCGAACTCGCTGTCCAGTTGCTTCTGCAAACGGTCCACCTCCGCCTGCAACCGGGCGATGTCCCCCGGCAGCATTTTGCGGTTCGCCTCGTCGTGCACGGACGCGGGCACCCCGTCCAGGTTGCCGACCCACTCCGGGTGCAAGTCCAGCACCCGACGCCGCTGCTCCGGGGTCAAGTCTTTCCACCATCCCGCGTTGTACGAAGGGTCCGCATGCCCCCCAGGGGCCTTCGGAGGCTCCGGCATGCCCAACGTGCCTTGCGCCGCCCCGGCCAGCGCCGCCTGTGTCTCGTTCCCCGTGCCAGCGGCGTTGATCTCCCCGCCCACAGCTTTGCGCAGAACCTCGCCCGCCTTCTCATCGAGCCGGTCCGCGTCTGTCATCAACTCGTACGCCTCGCCGCCGATGACGAGGGCGCGGTGCTGCTGGGTCGCATCCGGCCACGGAGCCCCCTCCGGGAACGTGACTTTGCCGTCGTCGCCCAACACCGCCCCGATGCTCGCCGCCTCCCGCTCCAACTCCCGCACACGGGCCTGCAACTGGGCGAAGTCCGCCGACAGCTCCAACACCGCCTGATGCACCGCCGACACCCGCGCCACATCGTCCAACAAGCTCGCGTCCGCGCGCTGGAAGCTCCCCGCCGCCGCGTCCTTCGCCGTCCCCGACCAGCCGGGGAACTGCGTGATCTTCGCGAACTGCGCCCGCGCCTCCTCCAACGACGACGCTCGGGACGCGAGACTCGTCGCCAAGTCCCCGAGCGCGGCCACATCCACACTCCGCACATCACCAAGATTCAACGAGCATTCTCTTTCACCCAGCGCCGCCAAGCACCCCAACACCGAACAGGTTTAACACCCGCATCGCTTGGGCAGCCTACGACGCCTCGCCATGTTTGGCAATACTTACGGGGATCATCTACCGTTTGCGGCGCAGGTTCGCCCGTCGCGCGTCCGAGCACCGCAGTTTGGCCTCGTCGGCGTCGTTGACCTCGACCATCAACTTCCCCTCGAACATCCGCCACCGCACCGCCCCGGACTCTTTCCAACGGTAGATAGTGCGGCGGGATCGGCCCGTGGCGCGCACCGCCCGCTCCACCGTCACGAACTCGGGAACATCCACGTCCAGCAGCGCGTTCACGCATCCGATCCTACCCTCCCGCGCGGTGTTTTCCCGTCCTCGATGACCGTGGTGATCCGGTCGAACTGCTCGCGCTCCAAAGTGAAACCGCAACCGGGGCATTGCACCAGGCACGGGTCGAACTGGTCTATCGGAGGGCGGAACAGCATCGTGCGGCCCCCGCATTTCAAGCACGGGTACCCGGTCGGCGTCGGCTCGTCCACGAGCCGCCAACGCGGACGGCGGCGGGCGCGCATGTCCGCCAGCTCTTGCAGCATCTCGCCGGCCCATTCCTGGCTTGCGAGCACATTGGGGTCGGTCAACAGGTACCCGACAAGGGCGTGGCAGAGACGCACATGCCCGGACTTCGCGCCGATCACCTCCCCCGCGCCGCCGCGCTTCCACAAATGCTGTATACGGGGCGGCACAAGCCCCGTGGAGTCACGATGGTTCTCAGCCCACGACTGCAACACGGCGAACTCCTTGTCGGCCTCATCGAGGGCTGCGAGGCTCAACGGAGCCGGGGGGTCGGTCTTGCGGCGAGTGCCCTCCTGATCGCCCCAAGCGCAAGACTTCTCCCGATCCGACAACAGCAACGCCACAATATGCGGGGTTTGGGCGATCAAGTCCGCCAGGCGCGCGAGGTGACCCGCGCACAAATACGCCCCGTCGAACGCGGCGGGACGGTTCAAGTCGTACACCACCAGGCGCCCGCCGTGCTCCCTGAGCGCGTCGGCAGGGTCGTCCTCGGTCGCCTCACGCGAATGCGGGACAGAACAGAAGGTTGTGACGCTCATGCGGACTCCTCGCTTTCACCCGGCGCGTATGTGTAAGACACCTGTGGTCGGGACTCCCAAAGCACTCGCCGCATCCGGGCGACCTCATCGACCGTGTAACGCCTGCCGTCCTCGAACGCGCGGCGCGAGTCGTCCACACGCCGGTATTTGACCCAGCACAGGTAGACGATGGCCGCGAACGCGAAATACAGGGCCAGCGGCCATTTCCCTTGCGCGGCGAAAAACCCAGCGAGCGCGGCGCACACGAACCCCGCCCCGGTCATCGTCCAGAACGACACTGGGCCGGTCCAGAACTCATCGCGGCTCATGCCTGGTCCGCCAACACCATCAAGGGAAGGGCGGCTATAGCTCGTTCCTGCGCGGCATAGATGTGGGCCTCTTCGGATTGCGTCTCGTCCAACTTTTCATCTCCGAAGAAACACAAGTTGCGTGACAGTTTTTCGGTTCCAGCCGATGAGGCCAAAGAGAGGCATCCGGTGCTCTTGGAAAGGCCGATGGCGTAGGTGTTCGCCAGTCCGAAGTGCTTCGCGACGGGGATTCTGACCTTGCCCAAGGGCTTGATGTCATCGAACGCGACCCTGCCAAGCTGTTCGACCATGCTCTCGGTGACCCACATGTCACCGGCTTTGAGCATCCGCAAACCCTTCGCGACCTCCACCACACGGATCTCACCGGACTCAGCCTCCGAGTCGTCGCGGAACGCGTCGGCGTGCTCGGCCAAGTACGCCGACATGCGGAGAAGATCGACATCTTCGGCCCGCGCCTCGGTCACCTTATAGCCGTCGAGCGTGGCGCAGTAGGCTTCATCGATCCGGTCCAGGTGCATCAGCATCAGGACTAAAATTTGATCCTGCAACCTGAACGGCTTGGTCTCATCGCTCATTCCCCGGCCCCCTTGCGGTCCAGCGCCTCGAATAACGCCTCCACCGAAAAGATCCAGGCAGCGCAGATCGCGATCCCGCAGACAATCGCACCGGGATAAGGGGACATCCCCATGCCGCAGCTGACAACAGCCCACCACAAGACAAGCGCGAGGTTCGCGAACAGCGCCGCGAGCTGCGCCCAACGCGCGGGCCGCATGTAGGCGAGGAGCGATTTACGGGACGGATACGCCGCTTCCAGCATGCGCGCCCGCACCTCGGCTTTGACGCTCTCCACTTCCGCCTCAAGGTCGGTGACGCGCCCGTTATGGTTCGCCAGCTCGCCCCACACGTCCCGCAGCTCGGAGACGTTCGTCGTTGCCTCGGCCCACCTCTGTGTAGGGGCTGTGGTCACGCCATCCCCGAAATCCAAACCACCGTCCGTCATGCCCCGGCCTCCTTGATGGTCTCCTGCCGCCGTAGAAGCTCCCCGTACTCATCCGCCGCCGCAATATGCGCCGCAGCCTCCGAAACGTTGGACATCGCGGCCCTGATCACCGGCCAACGTGTCTCGATCATGGTCATGTCGCCCGCGCCCAACTGGTCGAACACCGCCCGCGCTTTGATCCGTGCAGTGTTCAAGCGCATCGCCGCCTCGTACTCCGGGCTGCCAGGCTTCACCGCGCGCCAACCTCTCATGAGTTCAAGCGAGTACCGCTCATGCGCGAGCCGACCAGTCTCAGGGTCGAACCTGTAAAAGTCAGGCGTGATCCTGCCCGAGAGCCTGATAAAGCCCTCGGCGCTCGTGATGGCCAAGTCCGCCACGAGCGCGGCCCCGGTCATCTCGTTCACCAAGATCAGCCAGTCTTGCGCCATGTGCTCATCGATGAACTCTTTCAACTCTTGAGCGTTCATTCCCCGGCCTCCCCGGCCTCTTGGCCCTCCCATTCCTCAGCCGTGGCGGTTGTCACATAGTTGGAGACATCGCAGGCTGGCGACAAGTTTCCAACACAGATTTCGGCGGGCACGGTCCTTGTCTCACGGTCCATCTCGCACCGACGGGTCCGAAGCACGTTACTGCCGCCCACTTCCTCGTCCCAGCATTCTTTATATTGGGTCGCCTCTTGCAGCAGCACACCGGGGCAGGGCTCGGTCTCATAGGTGCCGTCGTCCATCCTGTAGACGTTCACCCACCCCGGAGGGAGGGCAGTGAACGCGACGTCACTCCACATGGTGATCCTCCTGATGCTCGCCCTGCTCACTGCTGTGTCCTTTCCTCGGTGATGCTCTGCCCGAGCCAGTGTGTGAAGAACCCTGGGTAGTACTCGCCGTTGTCCTGAATGAACAGTTCAGATCCGTCGTCCAGACCGATCACCAAGCCGTCGTGGACGAACGGCGACGAGTCGTAAGCGGAAGGCTCGACAATTCTGCGAGCCCCTTCTGCAATCGAGACGATGCGCCGTCCCACAACACCGATCGGTAGCTCATCGCTCATTTCGCATTCCCCCAATCACAGGAAAGGGACATCGCCGTGTTGCTCGAATTGCTGATCGAGACACACACGACTTTCCGGCCATCAGCTATGGGCAGCCGCCACACCTGCGGTTCAGGCGGGTTGATTTGCTCGTTAGAAGCGCCGCAGCCAGCGGCGGCTATGACCACGACGACGGCCACGGCTCCTGCCATTAGTTTGCGGGCGCTCATTCCCCGGCTCCTTTCTCAACGGCAAGGCGACGCAAGACCGCCCGCCCGTTCACGACCATCAGCGTGAACACGAGCGCGTTGACCAACGTCGCGGTCAAAAATCCCCCCGCGAAGCTCAACACGCCCGCCATGTCCCACGCCAACCCGTCCGCGCTCATCCACGCCATGGCCACCAGGGCCGCGATGAGCACACCGACCTGCGCCATGTCACTGCGGTCCACGAACGCCAAAAGCGGCACACGCCCACCGCTGCCCGCATTGTTCCGCGCCGCGACCTGGGCGGCGTCCCGCCACATGTCCTCGCTCATTTCCCGGCCTCCCTTAGCAGCGCCATGTGCCAGCTTTCGTCGTCCTGGTCGATCCGCGAGCGGGCGATGAGCACGCGCGAGTCTGCGGCCCAGTCGTGCGTTTTCGCGACCAGCTCGCGAAGCTCGCCCAGCGTCGGGCCGCTCCCCGGCCCGGAGAGAACGGTGTAGCGTGTGGTCGCTATCGGGTTTCCGCTCATAGCTCTGTCCTTTCCTCGGTGATGCGTGGTTCGTCGGTGACGGGTTCGCCCCATCCGGCTTGCCTGAGCAGGCGCAATCCCTCTTGGTAGGGCAGGATCATCGACCAGACCGGGGCCTTGCCGGGGATGGAGTGCTTCACCACCAGCACGGCGACGTCGGCGCGGGCGTTGCGCTTCTGCTGCGCGAGCTGCCTGAGCCATTCGGGGATCGAGATGCGCTTGCAGTCCTTCACCTGGGCGATCACGTACGGGCACAGCGTCAAGTCGCCCCGGTCCCGCTCGGCCCCGGCTTTCATGCGCTCCCACCACGGGAAACCAGACGCCCCCGCGATCCGCCCCGCCTCCCGCTCGGCGCGGTCCCCCTTCTGCTTCATGCGGTTCACCGGGCGGTCTCCTCGGGCATCGAGAACTTGCGGCTCAGCTCGCGCACCATCGCCAGCACGCGCTGCCGGTCGGGGTTGTCCTCGCTCGCGGGTTTCGGGCCTTCCAGTTGCAGGACGTCCGCCACCGGCTTCGGGTGCCTGCGGTCCGCTTTGATCCCGGCTGTGATGTGCCCGTGGGTGATCCTCTCCCCGCCGCGCGGGATGTCGAAGAACGCGTCCACCTGGGCGCACGCCTCCCGGTACGTCCAGTTGTGGCGGCGCGCGGCGGAAACGAACTCATCCAATTCGAACTGATCCGGTTTGCGCTTGTCGTTCGCGCTGATCTTCCGCAGCACCAACACGACTTCCTGTTCGGTTATCACGCGCCCACCTCCCGCAATCTGTGCCCGTTCGATGGCGGCTTGTAGCCCGCAGCCTCGGCCATCGCGACCGCCTGCGGGTCAGGCGTGGGGCTCAGCATCTCCCATCCGATCTGGCTTTTCACACCGGCCCCGTAGCCGTCCAACGGGCCGGGAGGAGGCTTGGCGCTGGTGCGCTCGAACCTCGGCGGCAGCGGCGGGTCGTTCCAGCACTCCTGGTTGAGCCAGGTCGCTGCCTCTTTCGTGAAACCCGCCTCACGGTTCGGGTCGTCCCGGTAGCGCCCAGCGGCCTCGGTCATCGCCTCGACGGTGGTCTTGCGCCTGGCCCGCTCGAACGCCTTCTCGGCTTTGGCCTTCCCCGACTTGCGGGGGTAGACGGTCCAGAACGCCGCGAACTCGGCGCGAAGCTCGGCGGGTGAACACTGAGCCGAAGGCGAAGTACTTGAGTTATCTACGTCAGTAGATAAGGACGGGTCGGGTCGGGTCGGGGTTAGGCGAACTTCGCCCGAAGTTCGGTCGGTGTTCGCCCGAACATCCTCCGAACCGTCTTCGGTGTTCTCCGGAACATCGCGCGAACCATCCTCAGTGTTCTCCCGAACAGGCTTCGCGGCTTTGCGCTTGGCCCGAGCGGCCTTCATCCGCTCCTTCGCGGCCTCACGCTCCGCTTCGACCTGCTCTTTGGTGGGCTGGTACTGCTCCCAGTCGTGGAACTTGTGGCCCTTCGGGTGCAGCTCCCAAAGACCGGCCTCCACGAGCTCTTGAGCCCGCTCAGGCGTGCCCCTGTGCATCGACAGCGCCGCGTGCGGGACAACGCCGTCCGTGAGCTGGTGAGCGCACCAGGTGCCCGCGAGCGTCCACAAGCTCAGAGCGCCGTCCGAGAGCCCCATAACCTTCGGGTGCGCGTAGAACCCGTCATCCACCTTGAACCACGACATCAGGCCACCGCCCATCTCGTCGCGTAACGGTTCGCATCCAACGGCCCGCTCACGTCCACGTACCGCTCATCGAGCGGTGTAGCGCCGTCCACCAGCCACGCCGGGTAGCGGTGGCCGCCGAGCGCGTCGAAACGCCACTCGTCCTCGCCCACGCGGATAAGCGGGGTCAATCCGCCATCGTCCAAGAGCAGGCGCCACTCGCCCCGAATCAACACGGGCCGCGCGTCCGGGCGGTGCGCCTGGTACACGCAGATCCCCAGCGCCTCCGCGAGACGGAAGCACTGCCCCGCCCAGTGATGACAGTTGCGGCATAACGCCAAAGCATTGCTCACCTGCGAGGACGCGGGATCGCTCGTGCCGCCCGAGCCCCTGGTGCGGCGGTGGTGCATCTCCTCGGCCACCCGAAGGCACCGGGGCCTCTTCGAGCGCTCGCGCGGGTCGAACTCGCCCTCGCACCTCCCCTCGGAGCGCAACTCCACAAGAGCGCGGGCGCGCTTGCTGAACTCGGCGGTCATCGCAGCGCCCCCTCTCCCGCGAAGTCATCCAGGAAGGACGCGAGCAACTGGAACTCGACGCGGAACTTCCGCTCAGCCTCCGCGCGGCACTCCCCGGCCTCAATCTCCACCGCAACACGGCGTTCGAAAACACCCGCCACACCCCGTAGCGCCGACTGGTACACCTTCTCGTCATGCCGGGTCCAAGGGTCCAGGGGCAAGCCCTTGCGGGAACGGTTGAGATGCAGCCCGCACATGTTCTTCCCGAAACGCCTGCGCTCGCACCCCGGCACCACGCAGCCTTTCCACAAGGGCACGCCCAGCGGGGTCAACCCGCCCTCGCCACGCCTGTGAAGCTGCCTCTCGTGAGCGGGGCACAAGCTGCTCCTTGTGGTTTCCCGCTGGCAGCCCTCGAACCGGCATATCGGCCTCACCATCGCAGATCGACCTCCCCCGCCCAGAACTTCGCCCGGTACGCCGCCCTCGCCTCTTCCAGGGAATGCCCGAGCTGCACGTAACGGCGCACCCACGCCTCCTCATGCGCCCGCAACGCCTCATCGGCCTTCTTTATCTGGTCGCTCACCGCTCACCCTCCGTTCTCGACAAGGGTTTTCCACAAACTGATGAGGGACTGCACGGCAATGACCTCTTGCCGCAAGTCCTGCAACTGGTCCGCCGCGTACCCGGCAAGAGCCTCGGCATGCTCCGCGCGCTGCTGAGCCGCCATCACCCCCTTATCCGCTGTCGCGGCCTGCTTCGCGTCCTCCACCGCGTAGCCCTTGCTCCTGTAGAAGGCGTGACACACCGCGTGCGCCCTCTTCCACTCCCGGCGCTCGTCGTCCGCCTTGATCCGCAAATCCCGCTTCTCAAGCGACGCCAGCCGCCGCTGCTTCATCAACTCGCGAAGCTCAAGCTCCAACGACACCGGGGAAGACTCCATAGCCGTCACCGCCAATCCGGCTCGTCGGACTGCGAGACGCCGCCACGGTTCGCGCGGCTCACCTTCGCCGTGCTGTAGCGCAGCGAAGGCCCGATCTCGTCCACCTCGAGCTCCACCACCGTGCGCTTCTGCCCGTCCTTCTCGAAGCTGCGTTGCTTCAACCTGCCCACAACGATCACTCGCTGACCTCTGACAAGGGACTCCGCGACGTTCTCCGCGGCCTCGCGCCAAATGTTGCAGCGCAAGAACAACGCCTCCCCGTCCTGCCACTGATTCGTCTGCCGGTCGAACACACGCGGGGTCGACGCGACGGTGAAGTTCGCGACCGCAGCCCCGGTCGGCGTGAACCGCAACTCCGGGTCCGCCGTGAGATTCCCAACCACATTGATAACAGTGTCGCCTGCCATCAGACCGCCTCTTCTTCCTGTGGCTCCTCAGCGGCGGCGGGCTCGGCTTCGGCTCTCTCTGAGCTTTGCGACTCGACCGGCTCAAGACGTTTGCGTTTGACGGTCGTCGTTGGTTCGGGCTCGTCCAGCTCTTCGACCGAGTACGGCAGACCGAGCAGCACGTCAGCGGAAACCAGGCGGCACACCTCGCTCGTGGCGCGGGCGGTCAGCATGGCCTTGGGCTGCTTGCGCCACTGATCCCGGTCCATCAACCCGAGCGATTCCGCGCGCTTGATGTCCCACACGGACTCATGCACGATGTCGTCGCCCTGCCGAACGCCTTTCGCGGTGACGGACTGGTCGCTCGCCTTCTCGATCCACACCCGATGGCCCTGCGACTGCACCAGGCCCCGCAACGCGACAGCAGTCATCGCCGGGGTGCCGTGGATGACGACGATGGAGCGCAGCGCAGTCATCGGGGAAAGCCCGATCTCCGAGCCCATGAGGATCGCCGCCGTGGCCTCCGACGGCTTTCCTTGATAGCACTTCGGGACGAACGACGTCTTCGCCAACGACTGCGCCACTTGGTGCGCCTCGCGCGCGTCGAGCGCCCACTGCCCGACTTTCGAGAGCGCCCGCTGCTCCGGTTCGGTCTCGGTTCTCTCTAACTCGCTCAATGCTTCTGCCTTTCCAAAGCTTCACCGACAACTTGTTTCGATGTCTTCGCCCAGCGGGCGATGCGCGCGGCGCTGAGGAACACCGCGAACTCCTCGGCTCCCGCCCTCAGCTCGTGGACGCTGTAGCCGTCCGGGCGCAGCCACACCCCGAACGCCCTCTCGACGCCAAGACCGCCCATAGCGACCTCTTCCCCGCCCGCCAGGGCGAAGTCCGCGTGCCTATAGGCCGCGAGCTGCAACCCCGTCTCCGGGTGGACGCCCGAACGGGAGGTTTTGAAGTCGATCAGGCAACGCCCCTCGCCGGGAATGTCCACCACTGCGTCCAACGTGCCCGCGTACCGCTCCGCTCGGGACGCAACCGGGCATTCCAGCAACACCGGCACCGGCTGCCACTCGTCCAGGAAGTCCACGCACGAGCGCACATGCCCCGACAACGTGGCCGGAACGGTCACCTCCTCGCCGCGCATCAGCCGCTCCGCGAGCCTATGCACCTCAGAGCCCCGGTTCGCCGCCTCGTCCCGCTCGCGCCAAGGGGCCTTCTTGATCTGGTCCACGCGCTCGAACTGCCCGAGCCCGCACAGCTCGTCCCAGTTCTCCACCGCAAACTGCGCCGCCGTCTTCAACGCCCACGGCATCAACGCAGCCTTGGGTATCCCGCCGCTGAGGATCGTCGTCACACCGTCCACACGCTCGCCGTCCAGCTCGTAAAAGTGGTTGCGGCCCTTCTCGATCCGCACAAGCCCGCTCATATGAGCACTCCGAACACGCCTGTGAACTCGGCCCGGTGCTCCATGCACACCGGCTCGCCGCCCTTGCCGGGATGCGTGCGCGTCTGCGCCGCCCGCACCCTCGGCGCGCTCGCCCACGAACCCCCAGCGGCCACATGCGCGCGGAACGCCCGCTCGCACCAAGCGCACCGCTCGTCCTTCTTCTGGCCGGTCATGCCGCCGCTCCCAGCAGCCAGCCCTCGACAGTGACGCCAAGGTTCTCCGCAGCCTCGGCGGGCGTGTTCGCGCCGCCCGCCTCGCACAGGGCGATGAGCTTGCCGAACATCGCCGTCGTCTCGTCGTAGGTCTTCGAAAGCGCGATGCTCTCCTTCTGCTTCTCCCGCAGCTCGGGCAGGGTCACGTAGTAGATGAGCGCCTGTTCGTAGTACCGCGTGCCGTCCTCGTCGGTGCGGCGGGCTCCCACCACGGCGGGCTTGCTCAAAATCCGGCCATCGTGCGACATGGGCACACGGCAGCGCTTCATGTGGTTCTTCAACCCGTTCGCGCAGCCGTTGCGCCGGTAGTGCGCCAAGACCTCCACGGCCCATCCCCGTTGCGCCTGTTCCGCGTCGATCAGGCCGTTGAGGTAGAAGTCCGTGCGCTCGTCCTGGCGCTTGGACGACTCCCACGCCTCGTACACCAGAGCGTCGTGCTCGTCGCGGTCCCGCTGGCTCCAATGCGCGGTGCTCCACACGCTCTTCTTCGCGCGCCGTCTGCTCATCCCTGGTCTCCTTTGATAAGGCGCAGCCCCGACCGGGCGGCGCGCATCTTGTCCAAGAACTTCTGCGTGGACTTCAACTGGTGCTCGACCACCTCCACGTCGCGCTCGTCCCCGAGTCGCCCGACGCGCTCGGGGTCGAACTGGAACATCTCGCCCGACTTCTTGAGCACCTTGTAGAACGCGACCATGTAGCCCTTGTCCTTCAGCTCCTGGCTCGACTCAAGCCACTTCGTGACCCCCGGATGCGGCTTGGGCGCCGCCTCGGCCTCCACCGCGCACATGACCCTGTGGTGCGGACCCGCCACAGAGCCGGTCGCGTCCATCTCCCCCAACGCCCAGCGCGCCGCCTCGCGAACAGGCTCGGGGGTTTCCTCGTCCTCAGCCAGATCTTTGACCTTGCGGACCTTCGATATCGTGTCGCGCCCGTAGCCCACCGCTTGCGCGGCTATGTCCCTGGTCTCGGGTTGGCGCTCCACTTCCGCCGATTCGGCGGAAGTGGACAGAGCCCTGCCCTTCTCGTCTCGGTCCTTGATCGCAGCAGCACGCCTCGCCGCAGCCACGGGCCGCAGCGCCGCCTCTATCGCGCTGGCTATCGCCTCTGCCTCGGTCGGGGTGAACGGCTTGCGCTGCGTGTTCTCATCCGCCTCCGCGCGCAACAAGTCCGCAGCCTCCACCAGGGAGGCCACCACCGTGACCGGCACCGTCTGCCAGCCCAACAGCCGCGCTGCCTCCAAACGCCGCTGACCGGCCACCAGCCGCAAATCCGCCGTCACCGCCACCGGATGGATCAACCCCACCTCGCGAATGCTCGCAGCGAGCGCCGACACATCGCCCAAATCCCTGCGGTGCCTGCCCTCCACACGAACATCCGCAACCGGAACCGCGCGCGTCAT